AAGTTAATAATGCTGCACAAGCAGTAAGATTTTTAGTCACTAATTTTCCTACTGTTGAAAAATATATGTCTGATAAGTATTACAAGGTAATAATTAATGATTGGGAGTTAGAAGAAAAAGAATTACATTATCCAACTGGACAAAGCGATATAAAGATAGTTCCTGTTATTACTGGTGCGGGAGGGGCATCAGGAAGACAAATATTATTTGGTGCTGTTTTAATAGGAGCAAGCTTTATGTTTCCTGGTGCGGGGATGTTTGGAACAACAAGTTTTTTTGGTAAAGCAGCTACAGCAGGGGGATTTTTTACAAAAATGGGGACAATGGTATCTGCTATGGGTGCTTCAATGATTTTAGGTGGTATAAATCAAATGCTTACACCTACACCTGATGTTCCAGAAGAAAGTCAAGATCCAAGAAGGTCTTTTAATTTTAGTGGTATTCAAAACACCTCAAGAGCTGGTGTTGCTGTTCCTATACATTATGGTCGTGTTATAACTGGATCAATTACTGTCTCAGCAAATATTGAAAATGAACAGGTGGAAGTATGAGTAAAATTTTAGGCTCTGGAGGTGGAGGAGGAAAAGGAGGCGGTGGTGGTGATCGCTCTCCAACAGAAGCAAAAGATAATTTAGACTCAAAAAGTTTTGCAAGAGTTTTAGATGTTATAGGTGAGGGAGAAATACAAGGACTCGAAAACGGTGCTAAATCTATATTTTTAAATAACACTCCATTACAAGCTTCTGATGGATCATTTAATTTTAAAGATGTTAGTTTTGAAGCAAGAACAGGTACATCTAGTCAAACAACAATTCCAATCACTAGAGATGTAGCGACTACCAAATCAACAGGTTTTTCTACTGTACCTCAAGCACAACCAAAAGTTATACAAATAACTGATTCAGATGTTGATGCTGTCTCAATACAAATAACTGTACCTGTTCTGCAAAGATTTACTGATGAAGGAGATATTTTTGGAACTTCAGTTGAATTAGCAATAGCAGTTCAATATCAAGGGGGATCATATCAAACTGTAGTTTCTGGAAATAAAGGTACAATCTCTGGAAGAACACCTGATACATATTTAAGAGATTATTTAATAAATTTAAGTGGTAATTTTCCTGTAAATATTAGAGTAACTCGTATAACACCTGATAGTAGCTCTAGTAAGCTTTCTAATGCTTTTCAATTTAATACTTATGTAGAAATTAAATATGACAAACTTACTTATCCAAATACAGCACTTGTTGGATTAAAAGTTGATGCAGAACAATTTAGTTCTATACCAACAAGAAAATATCTAATTAAAGGTACAAAAGTAAAAATTCCTCATAATGCAACTGTTAATGCAGATGGAAGTTTGTCATATTCTGGAGTTTTTAATGGAACATTAGGAGCAGCACAATGGACAAACGATCCCGCTTGGTGTTTGTACGATTTACTTACAAGTTCTAGGTATGGGCTAGGAGATCATTTAACAGAAGCAGATTTAGATAAATTTAGTTTTTATACAGCTTCAGTTTATTGCAGTACACAAGTTGACGATGGAACTGGTACAGGTTCTACAGAACCTAGATTTAGTTGTAATGTTTCTCTTCAAAACCAACAAGAAGCTTATAACGTAGTAAATCAAATGTGTTCTGTGTTCAGAGCAATGCCATTATGGAGTGCGGGTTCATTATCAATAACTCAAGATGCTCCAAAAGATCCAACATATTTGTTTTCATTAGCAAATGTTTTAGAGCCTGGTTTTAGTTATTCCAACGTAAGTCAAAAACAAAGACCAACTGTAGTAATTGCTAAATATCTTGATAT